TCTCCGCATGGGGCGTCGAGCCGGCCGAGTTTACTTTTGTGCCGAAGGGGCAGACGCCCGCGGCGGGCACCTGGTGGGTGGTCTTTCTCGACGATTCCGACCAGGCCGGCGCGCTCGCCTATCACGACCTGACCAACGAGGGCCTGCCAATCTCGAAAGTTTTCGTCAAGACGATTCTCGCCGACAAGACCAGCGTGAGCGTCGGCGCGACGCATGAGATTTGCGAAATGGCCATCGATCCGTGGCTCAACAGCGCCTACCAGGATCAGCAGGGAATCTTTTGGGCGGGCGAAGTATGCGACCCGGTCGAAGATGACCAGTACGGCTATGAAATCAATGGCGTGCTGGTGACGGATTTCGCCACACCGGCCTGGTTCGGCCATGAATATGCGGCGGCGCCGTTCGATTTCAAGGGGCACGTGACCGCGGCTTTCCAGGTGCTGACCGGCGGTTATGCGCAGAAGTTCGACGCGCAGCAGGGATGGCAGCAGGTGACGGGGTCGAAAGCGGCGCATAGCAGGAGAGCGTTCGCGGCCAAGGGCACGCGGCGCGAGCGGCGCACGCGGGTGACGCAGATCCTGCAGCGGAGTTTGGCGAGGGTGTCTTTTTCACTGACCTAGCATGTGACGGCACTCCGTTGTCGCGCCTCTGTCATGCTCTGCCCCTCGCCCGCTCTATTGCGGGAGAGGGTGAGGGTGCTGAAATCCTGAATTGCGCGGAGGGCCGCGCTGAATAAGGACCTTCTCTTCTGTTCTCTCCGTGAGAGGGAGAGAGGTTAAAAAAGGAGAGTGGGCGAGGTCTAACTGGCACAGGCTTTAGCCTGTGTCCTGAGAAAACCACAGGCTAAAGCCTGTGGCCACTGGAAGAGGGAGCGGCTGAGGGCGGGGGAAAGGTGGCTTATCGGATATTGAGCTTCGAGGGGGGTGGGGTGCGGGGGGCGTACACGGCGGCGTTGCTGGCGCGCGTCGCCGAGCGCACTCCGCTTATCGCCAACGCCGACCTGATCGCCGGCACTTCCACCGGCGGCATCATCGCGCTCGCCCTGGCCGCCGGCTACTCGCCAGGCGCGATAGTCAATTTCTATCGCCAGTCGGCGCGCAAGATTTTCGACCGCTCCTTCAGCCGCGACCTCGCCGTGCTGCACGGCCTGACCGGCGCTGACTACAGCAATGCGAATCTCAGGGAGATTCTCGCCGCGGATTTCGGGGACCTGGAGTTGAGCCAGCTCGGTAAGCGCGTGCTGATTCCGAGCTTCCACCTTGACGACCACGACGCGGACCCGGCGGCGCGCTCCTGGCGGCCGAAGTTCTTTCATAACTTCCCAGGCCCCAACTCCGACGGCGATCAGAAAGTGGTGGACGTCGCGATGCGCACCTCGGCGGCACCGACTTATTTCCCGACTTACGGCGAATACGTCGACGGCGGCGTGGTGGCCAACGACCCGTCGATGGCGGCCGTCTGCCAGGCGCTTTCTCAACAACCTGGCATGCGCCGCCGCTCCGCTGTCGCGGCTCTGCCGTGCACGAATGCAGCACAGAGTGCCGACAGCAGAGGCACGGCGCATGATCGAGTCGGTGAAAAAAGCGGAGGCGCGTCACATGCTGGTGCATTGAAAGACATTCGCTTGTTTTCGATTGGCACCGGGCGCAATGCGGTGTTTATCGCCGGCGTCGACCATGACTGGGGGCTGGCGGAATGGGCCAGGGTGCTGGTCAGCTTGATGATTGACGGCGTGATGGGCGTGGCGGAGTTCCAATGCCGCAACATCCTGGGGGATGCCTACTTCAGGCTGGAGCCGCTGCTGCCGCGGCCGGTGGCGATTGACGACGCGTCGGTGGTCGGTGAGCTGATTGAGTATGCGAATGAAGTGGATATCAGGGAGGCGGTGGAGTGGCTAACGAAGCATTGGGCGTAAGCAGTCTGAATGCCTCTCCCCCTCGGGAGAGGCGGCCGAGCATTTGTTGCGAGGCGGTGAGGGACCGACAGGAAATTTATATGGGCGGCCCGTCGGCCGCCCGGCCGATGTCCCTCACCCGGCGCGCTCAGGCGCGCCGACCTCTCCCATCGGGAGAGGGATTAGGAAGGGCGCTGCTGCCGCTGCTGGTGCTGTTGCTCGCCGGGTGCGCCAGCGTGCATCAGGTGCAGTTCGCCCGGCTCGACGGCTCGCGATGCGAAATGACGCATGCGCGCGCGGTCTGGTATTCGGGCGCCGAATGGGTCGACTGCGTCGGCAAGGACGGCAAGGCCACCACGATTCAGACGAATCATACGGACGTCGGCATGATGACCGGCCCGGGCGAGGCGTTGATTGGGGCGGGCGCGATGGCCTCGTGGGCGCCATTGCTGATTACTCACTAGGAATGAGGAGCAAGGCCTTTGCGGCAGAGAAAAAATAATCGCTTCGCGTTGATCCCTCGTCGCCCTCGCCTTCGCTCGGGCTCGCTCGGGATGACAAAGGGGTACGCGCACACGGCGTGGGACGAGCAAAGCAGAGCCGCGACAGGGGAGCGGCGTTTCTTTCAACAACCCGGCATGGACGCAGCTCCTCCGTCGCTGCTTTGCGTTGCGCGAATGCAGCGCAGAGTGCCGACAGCGGAGGCACAGCGCATGATCGAGTCGGTGAAAAACATGCTGGGTCGGTGAAAAATGGCATCCAATCCGACATGGTCGCCGAATACGCCGGTAGCTGCCGGCAAAGTCATCGTCGACGCCAACGGCAATATCCAGCAATGGTCGGCGGCCGCCGGCAATACCGGCGCGGTTCCGCCCGACTGGGGCAACGTGCTCGGCGCTTTCACGGCCGACGGCACGGGCGGCTGGACCTGCGTAATCGTCCTCGAAGTCATCTCATTGCCGACCGGGATCGTCTCGCTGCCGACGCCCAGCTTCGTCAACGACGCCGACGGCCTCGACCCCAACCTCATCCTCAACGATATGGTCAGCTCGTTTCAGGCCTTGAGCGGGCGCACGCTTTATCCGGCGCAGGTCGAGCGGCTGCTGATCGATTTGTACGCCTACCGCGAATCGCTGGTGCGCAACGCTATCCAGTACGCCGCGATGCAATGCCTGGTGGCGTTCGCGACCTTTCCGATGCTCGACTATCTCGGCCAGCTCGTCGGCGTCGCGCGGCTCAACGCCACCGGCGCCACCGTCACTCTACAATTCACCCTGGCCAGCGCGCTGGCGGTGCCCCTTACGATTCCTGCCGGAACACTGGTCGGCACCCAGGACGGCGCCTTTGCTTTCTCGACCCAGGGCAATCTGACGATTCCGGCGGGCGCGACCGCCGGCACGGTGCTGGCCACCTGCACCACGCCGGGCCCCACGGCCAACGGCTATGCCGTCGGCCAGGTCAGCGTGCAGCTCAATCCGAACACGCTGATTTCCGCGGTGAGCAATACGACAGTCAGCGCCGGCGGCAGCAATACTGAAACCGATGCTCATCTGCGCGACCGTATCCAGGCGGCGCCGAATCAGTTCAGCGTAGCCGGGCCGACCGGCGCGTATCGCTTCTGGGCACTGGGCGCGGACCCCTCGATTGTCGACGTCTCGGTGATCTCGCCGCAGCCGGGCACGGTCAACGTGTATGTGTTGGTCGGGCCGGTGACACAGCCGGCGACTTCGCCCAATTCGTCGGGCATCGCCGCGGCGGGGATTATCGCCAAGGTGCAGAACATCGTCAATTCAACCAGCGTGCGGCCGCTGACTGATACGGTAAATGCGCTGGCGGTGACCGAAGTTGATTACCAGATAACCGGAACGGTAACGCTTTACTCCGACGCGGATCCGACCTCGACGATGGCGCTGGCGAACGCGGCTGCGACGCAGCTCGCGCAGAACCTGGCCGGGCGGATTCAGCGGGACATCGTGCCGGAGGAGATTATCGCGGCGATCGGCAGCGTACCGGGGGTTTATCGATGCCAGCTGACGTCGCCTTCGTATACGCAGTTGAGTGGCGGGCAATGGGCGAATTGCACAGCGATTGCGCTGACGCAGGTGATCGGGACGGAGCACTCTTGATTCTCACCGACCTAGCATGCGCCGCTGCTCCGCTTTTTTCACCGACCTAGCATGGGCCGCTGCTCCGTTGTGCAGCTCTGCTGTGCTTGGCCCCTCGCCCGCTCCTTTGCGGGAGTTATCATGGGTCTTCGACCCGACCCGCAGGCATAAAAATGCAGCGCTATGCGGAGCGCTTGCATATTACAGAGCCGTTAAAGCGCATGTGAGTGGCCTTTGACGATCGCTATTTTCACAACAGAAGGGCAGAGAGGAACGGAGCGGGCGAGTGATGAAGTGCACTAGCGGAGGCGACTGTTCGAGCCGCAGCGAGCTAAGCTCACTGCGGGCGTGCGCACAGCGAGCGGGAGCGAGCGAATAAGGAATGGACCTGCAGCTACAACCCTCAGTCAACGACATGCGCGGGCAGGCGTTGCTGCAGCTTATTCAGCGGCTCAAATCGCTCGACCTGACACCCATCCTGGTCTACATCATCAAAAGCCTCAACGACTCCGCCGTCCTGCCGATGGCCTGGCAATGGGACGTGCTCAATCCGCTGCTGGCGGAAGGGCTGACCGGCGCCGAGCAGATTCAGATTTCCTCGTGGGACGCGATTACCGACGTCGATACGCTCACCAATATCGACCTGTTGAATGAGATCGAGCAGGGGAAAGAGAGCGGCTCGTCGAGTTTCGACGCGCAGACTTATCGCGCGCTGATTCTGCTGAGCACGGCGCTCCATTCGACGATTGCCACGCCGGCGGCGCTGCAGAACGCGCTGAGCAATCTCGGCTTTCCCAATGCAACGCTCCTGGAAGGGCAGAACTCCTGGGGCGGCACGCAGTATCCGAGTAACCAGGGATGGGCGGTGTTCAGAGTGAACATTCCGCTCGCCTCGGCCGCGAGTGAGATTACGCCGGCGGCGGTGCAGACGCTGGTGGCGGCCTGCAACTTCTGGAAGCCCGCGCGATGCTGGCTCGATTCGCTGACTTTCATCGCGGCGCCTTTAGTGGATAGTCTCATCCCCGCGCCGAGTGATAGGCTGATCAGCGTCTTCTCGCAGATCGATATTCTCTCACCGGTCCCCAGTGACGTAATCGGCGCGCCGATGTGGCCCGAGTCGGATGTCAAAACGATCACGCCGTACCATAACGGGCGTTACTATCATACGGGGATTGGTTATGGCTCGACCCAGCCGGCAGTGGCGGACTCAGGAGTAGTGGTGAATGGAGCGGCAATTTCGTCGAATGGCTAGTCAGTCCGCGTTTATTTATCATTCCGAGCGAGCCGGAGCGTATGCGGCGGCGACGAGGAATCGCCGCGAAGCGATGCGTTTCGAAGAGAATCGCTTCGCGTTGATCCCTCGTCGGCTCGCCTTACGGCTACGCCTCACTCGGGATGACAAGAGAGACGTGGCGGGGTGCGAGAGATGAGAGGAATAGTCAGACTGTACAAAACGGACTCAGTGGCACAGGCTTTAGCCTGTGGTCCCTGGCGGCGGGGCAAGCTTCTCTGGGAGCGCGAAAACCTGGTGGTCAGCTCAGCGCTGACCGCTCTGGCTAGCCTCTTGGGCGGCGTCACCTCCGGCGAGTACGCGACCGTGGTCGGCTTCGGCTCCGGCAACACCGCGCCAACGGTGGGCGACACCGGCCTGGGCGCGAATCCCAGTTATTACAACGCGGTAACCGCAGTGACAGTCGGTCCATCGGGCGGCGTCGCGGCGGGCAGCGTGCAGTTCAGCTACGGTATAGCGACGACTGACTATGCGGCGAATCCGCTGACGATCCAGGAGGTGGGGCTGTTCGGCAATACGGGAGGCGGCGTTTATCCCGCGGCGGTGGGCACCGCCAATCCGAGCTGGACGGCAAGTCATGCAT